TGGTATATATCAAGATGAAATTGTACTAAGATATCAATTGGATGAACCTTTCGAAGATTCTCTTTTATTTGCAAGATCTAATACAATAATAAAAGATATTAATATCGATAATGAAGACAACGTTTGGATGCTTCATAATGCATATGAACTTACTAAAGTTGATCAAAATCGTAGATTAATTGGTAATATGTCATTTTTAGATACACTTACATGTTATGATATCGATTTTGTAAATGAATATAAGAATGATGGTACAAATTATTTTTATCCGGTGATATTAGCTACAGATGTTGATAAAAATGTATATACAATTAAGGATTTTGATTTTAATGTTAATACTAATACCACAACTCAGGCAATAAATTGTGTTTATGATGGGGAAGAGCAAGATACAACCGGTTATAATGAGTTTATAGGTAACACAGATTATAATAATCTCAACTTTGAGTTAAGATTGGTAAATATTTTTAACTACCTAGATAGACAATCAATCAAATTTTCTATACCAACTAATAACCTTTCTAAATTTAGTAATACACTATGTTTTTCATATAGTAATGATGGTAAAGCTTCATTATATTTAAATGGTGTTATTATTAATAGTGTAACTGTAGATCAATACAAGTATATTGGTAACATATTTGTAAGAGATAACATTGTTGTTGGTACTATTCCTTTCCATAACAACACAATCCTAGGTGATTTCTTGGGTATACCTTCTTATGGTAAGCTCAATAACACCACAATTACCGATTTTAGACTCTATAATAGAGGTTTGAATGACACTGAGATAAAAGCTCTTTATTTGGATGTTGGTGCATCAGTAGGATCATTAGCGACATCATTACCTTGTGGTCAACGTAATGATATTGAGGAAATACAGAGTATGTTTAAACTATCTCAACCTGTTTCTAAGTCTAATGTTATAGATGTTGTTGTAAAAAATACGGGTATTGCAGATATTGTTTTACAAAATGAGCTAGCTACTAGTATTATACAGGAAATTAACAATACATTACCTGGTGATGTTACAGTTAGGGATATAAACTTCATTAATTATTAATATGGCAATAAATTTTAGCTCATTAAAGGTTGGATACACGGAAGGTGATGCATTTAATTACAATAATGCCCCATACACTGGTTATTATACAGTTTTAAGTGGTACACCTTATAGAGGTAGACTAACAACCACAGATATTTTAAGCAATCAAAATAATTACACTAACAATGTATTGGTTTCTGATTACCTATTTGATAGAACGTTAGTTGATACCATTTCTTTAGATTATACCATAGAAGATTTTACTATTCCAAATGGTGAATTTATTACAAGTGTTAATATAAACAAATATTTTGAACGGTTTCACCAAAATACAACATACTTATATTCTAGATTGTTTATGTATGATAGTAATCTACCTAGAAATGTTACTGCTGTTATTGGTGTTACAGGTGCAAACGATAGTTTAAGATTTTATACTGATCTAGATAACTTCACACCAGGTAGTTTTACTGCGAACTCCCAAGTTTCATCGTATAATTTTGGTAATATAGAGAGTATAGCTTATAAAGTGAATCCTGATACTGGTAATTTTGCTTTATTTACAGCTACATCGTCAAGTATAATTGCTCTTACAGGTAATATTGCAAATTTAACACAAAATCTTACATCTGTTGGTATTTCATTATCAACTTCGTTAATTAACCAACAACCAGACGATTTATCATTTTTACAGATTGTTGATATGGAAATTATTGGTGATTTCCTTTATGTGCTAGATAAAGATAGAAATAGTCTTGTAAAATACAATATATACAATTTTTATAGTGGTGACCAATCAACACCCATACCGAAAGTTACAGTGGAAATAAAAAGTGGTGGTGGTAAATTTTTACCTTCATCGTTTAATTACCCAGATTTTATGACTACCACAGGTAGTAGCATTATTATATACCAAAGTAATGATAGATTCTTTAAGCAATATGATACAAGCTTAAATTTAATTAACTTTGGTAGGGTATTCAGGAGACAAAATGAAGAGGTAATTAGCATTGGTTACAATAAAATCTTTAATTTGGTAGCATGTATTGTAAAAGTAAATGACGTTTATAGTTTTTATTATCTTAATAATAACTTCAATATTGTTGAAAAATATAGTTTTGGTGTTAATCTCACACAGGGTGAATTTATTAAAAAACTAATGTTTAGTGAAAATGATTCAAATATTTTTTATATAGCTACCAATAAATTCATTTACAAAATGATGGTTAACCAACCTGATAAAATTGTAGGTATATTTTCAGATAAGAGGTTAAAAATAACTGATGATTCTTCAGGTGATTATTTAGGTACAATACTTGTTGGTACATCTAACAACCACGATACTATTATTTTAGTTAAAAATAATAGATTTATGTTTTTAAATGAACCTAATACATTTACTGATGTATTAAAAACAAAAGACTTTAGTAATTATTCCATAGATCAAATTAAATTAGATAAAGAAGAGTATTTGCAGGCTAATTATATTAATAAAGAGCTGTATAAAATTTTCGAGAACATAATAAGAATTAAAAATCAGGTAATTGGTTCATTCTACGGTGTATATGAAATTACAAACCAACAACTTACATACGAAGATTCATTGTACTCACCATCTTTGGTGTTAAGAGGTATAAATTATTTTTTAAATTATGACTTTTTAAATATTACAAATGATAATGATTTTTTTATTCATGAAAATGAACCAATTAATAATATAGTGTTGAATAGATGTTTTACTAACCTATATAGATTACAAGAATCTATCCTTCTCTCTACTAAAATTGCTAACACCTCTCTAGTACCGTATCTCACAACAGATAGTGTATTGTATCTCAACTAAACTAACTAAATATTTAAAATGGCTGATACAATTGAAATTTTCGAAAACACTATAACTAAATTATTATTTAGAAGAGGTACAGATAACGATAGGCAAGCAGTAACTCTTAGTTTAGGTGAACCTGGGTTCACCACTGATACTAAAAGATTATTTGTTGGTGATGGTAGTACTGCAGGTGGTGTTGTAGCTGGAAACAAATATCTAGGTGAAACTTTACTTCCAACTACATTTACAACAGCATTAACAGGTGATTTATGTTATGCGACGAAAAATAATTTTGATCAATATTTTACATCTTTCATTAAAACATCTAATACAAATGATTTGAGTAGTTGGACACCAGTTGTACCAGTAGCTTCTACCCCAAAAGCGTGGGTATGTTTTGATGGTTCTTCACCAACCTCTTTACCATCAACTACTATTTGGGCTTCACATAATGTTAGCCAGGTAGATGTTGTTAATAAAGGAGAATTTAAAATCTATTTTACAAACACCTTTGCAACTTCTACATATGCTGTTGCATTCAGTAATTCAGGTTCAAGATCTAATCTTAAAATTAAAACAGATAACAACACTGATGATGGTACAACAATTACCACCAAAACAACGACGTTTGTAACTGTTATTAACACCAATTCATCAGGCACACTTACTGGTACTAGTAATGCTAGTGTGTTTATTTACGCACCATAATGGGTAGAATATCAAATATTTTAAATCCTGTAAATCTTAACGCAAACTATGATTTAGTTTGGTCGTTTAAGTTTTTATTATCAAGTGTAAGTGCTACATCAGCAGATCAAGGCGGCTTTGTAACATATCTTGTACCATCCAATACTACATTTTCGATGGGTGGTTCTGGTTTATTTTTAGGTTATGACAATACACCACCAGGTGGTATTATAGATGCTGCTATTGGTATAGGGTTTGATACAATGGGGTTGTTTGCTGTATCGGGTATTGATTCACGTACATATGGGGTGAATATATCTGCTGCTAAAAGAAACTCTGTAACTATACGAGGAGGTTACAGCGCTTTTGAAATGCTTTATAATGAAAGTCTTTCAGCTTTAAATACAAATTTTACCCTTTTAACAACAACAGAGAATTACCAATGGCTAAGATTTCGCTTAGGTAATATCGGTCAGACTCTTTATTTAGACTACAGACATAGTGATAATGATTCTTATTCGCAATTATTAGAGTTTCCAGTTAATTTACCAATTAATGATAACACTTTTTATAGAATTGGTATTTCATATGCATACCCTCTGAGTTCTACAACGTATAGTAACCAATCTAATACTATTCTCAGAATTAAAAACTTCCAAGTTGAAGGTAGTTTAAGTGCACCAGATACTTTCGTGTATAGTACAACTAGTATGTCTATTACAGCTCTTGAATTTGAGACAAATACTCCACCTGTTACTGGTAATAGTATTCTCGCTGTACAAGATGAACATATATTCCTTACATAAATAATATAAGCAATGAGTACATATATAGTCCCAGGTACAAGACTCACCACTTTATCAGCTTTAAGTGTTCTTACAGATACTGATTTATTTTATGTGGTGGATACAACAACAAATACATCTCGTAAAACAACTTATGATTCTCTTACATCAAATGTACTTAGAGATTTAACTTCTTTCTTTTTAAATTCTACAGGAGGTCGAGTTAATGGTGGGGTAACACTACTATCTGGGGTTTCAGCTACAAATTTCTTTTATACAAGCGGGGATGGTGTAGTTATACCTTATGATAGATCAGACTTCTTATATTTGAGTTCAACTCAGACGGAGATGTCTAAAGCTGCATCACAACAGTATGTTATATCACAGCTAGCATCTGTTAGTGGTATAACCCAAACCTATTTATTTCAAAATTTTGTAGCTCTTTCTGGGTCTGTTTTAACTGCTAATCTTTCAAGTTCAATTGTACCTACTACATCTAGTCAATATGTCAATTTAAAGTACGTTACAGATAATTATGTACCAAAAACAGGTGGTGCATTTACAGGTTTTATTTCAACACCTCAACCATCTGAGTTAGATCCTAGTACAACTGTTGCTACAGTTGGTTATGTTGAGAGTAGAATTGCTGCTCAACCTGGTTCTAGATTGAATAGCCTTTCAGCTTTTCCGATTAATAATCGCGACAACAAGCACAATAATAACGGTAGGGGTAATAGCGGTAATGGTGTTACTTTTATACGAGATAATGATAGTAAAGTAAGATCTTGTGGTCTATATGGTAACGTCAACTCAGGTGGTTATGGATTTTACCAAACACAACTTTATAGTTTTCCTCAACTGCCTATTGAATTTCAAATTAATAACGGTACGGAGTTTGCTACAAAGGTACTCAATACTGGTCAATCTACTTTCATATTATCTAATTTAGGTTATGTGTATACTGCGGGTGATAACACTGCAGGTCAACTTGGTGTTGGTGGTACAACTAGAAGAAACACATTTGTTAATATTACGTCTAGTATTACCCCATCAACAAACGGTACCCAAATTACTGGTTTGTTTATTAGTCAAGGTAATGACCAAACAACAACCAACAACTCTGTTTATTTGTTAAGTGGTGGTAATTTATGGTCTTGGGGATCCAATACAGCGGGTCAACTTGGTGTTGGATCTACCACAAATGTTGCAGTACCAGCCTGGGTTAATAATGTACCGGCTGCTGGTGGGTCCTCTATTATAGGTCAATATTTAACTAAAATTGCAGCGTCTAACTCAGCCACGTTCGGCTATGTATTAGCTATCGATAGTAATAAAATAGTGCATGTTGCTGGTTGGAATGGTGCAGGTCAATTAGGATTGAGTGCAGCTACAACTGGTACGGGATCAGGTAGACGTCCTGGTGCCTTTCCACTAAATACTACAACATTTAAAACATCTCAATTGTGGACAATGTCTAGTGTTCAAGTTTCACCTCAACTACTAAATGTTATGTTACCGGTATTAATATCCCCTACAATAACTGCAGATGAAGTTTATACAGCTGGGTCAAATTCATACATACTTTCTGGTGGTATTGTACTATCTTGTGGTAGAAATGGTGCTGGAGCTTGTGGTATTGGTAATGTAACAGGTGCTCCAATGTCTCCAGCTGGTATAAGACCTTATTGGCAGACAGTTGGTGAAGGTACATCAGGTTTACCTCTTACAGGTGTGGAGTATCTAACTACTAGTGGTGATCCAGCTAATACGGGTATCGTAAGCGTTTGTGCTTATATATCATCATTGTCAACTATTAAAGTGTGGGGAAGCAACAGCAGCGGGCAGCTCGGTACTGGAAATAACGCAAATCAACTAGTTGCGACAATACCATCTAGTGTTCCAGGTGGTATTCTCAAGGCTAAAATGGTAGGCCAACAGACCAATACAACATTATTTGTTTTAGATAGTGCTGGTGACATATATGTCACAGGTTATGTTGATGGTGGTTTAGATGGTCGTGGGGAAGGTAACGTTAAAAGACAAAATACATTCCAGAAAGTAATTCGACCACAAGGTATTAAGTATGCTGACTTTGAAGTGTTTTCATATGGTAATATGTCGCAATTCAAAACTGTATTAGCTCAATCATTTACTAATGAATTATATGCATGGGGTTATAATACATATAATCAAGGTGGTTTTATTAATATACCAACAACTAAAACAATTATCGATGTACCCGTTAAGGTAAGTCTATTCTAATAGACCGTTCGTATATTCGTAAGTAAGATCGTGCTTCATCGAGTGGAAGCGCTCGTTAATGTATTTTTGAAATGCAATAGGTTTTACCCAATCGATATTTTCAATATCTACTTCCATATCCTCACATTTTTTATCAATATAGTCAATTGCTTCAACTAAACATAACCACCTTGCATACTGATCAATATGCATTTTTTCTTTACCTTTTTTCGTATTAATTGAAATATAAATGTTATTATCGTTTTTCATAATATCATTATAGTCAATTTCCTAACTATAATCTATAGATTTGTGATAGTTAGTAGTGGATCTGTAGTTAAAGGTTTTGTGACGATAATAGGTGTAAATGTTACTTCTACTTTAATTTCTTGATTACATTTTTCACAAATAAAGTTGTTATCCTGATTAGGGTAGATTACTTCTTCAAACGTATTACTACCACAAGGACATGAAAATGATACTGTATTATTTGAAATAATTTCAAGCCTTTCATTTAAAATAGCTTCCTTCTTAATTGCATCACCACGTAATGTAATGTCATTATAAAAATAGTTACCAACTAGTTGTATCAAAAAAGAAAATATAAATGCATGTAACCAACCACCAAATAATGAAGCAAGTGCATACCCTAGAATGCAACTAATAGTAACTGTAATCGCTACACTTTGCAAAACTTGTTTAATCATATTATAATTTAAGATCGATAAGCGAATTATTCAACTCGAATAATTCTTCTCTGATCCTAATTATCTGATCTATTTGGTTATCAATACGTTTACCTTTTAAAAGTGGTATTTCTTTCACACCAGTTTCTAAAACAGACGCAATATTGTTAAGGGTGTTAACCATTTCACCTATTTGAGAATAAATCTGAGTTAATTCATGAGGTAACTCTGGAGGAGCTTGAGAAGCTGCTTCTTGTTCGTTTTTAAGTAAGTCGTAAGCAGCTGAATAATCGTCACCTAGCTTAGGTGGCTGGGCTCTTGCAACAGAGTATGGATCTCCTACATGTATCATTAAATATATTTATAACAATCAATAAATAATAGTATGAGTAGCTTTACAAAAAAATTCTTCACACTCCTAGAACAAGATGGACAAGAACAAACACCAACGCCAGATGAAGTAGCAATGGCTTCAACATTAGATGCTGAAACAGATCCTGCATCTCTTGGAGCTGATATTAATTCCCAAGCTGCAACAGCTGTAGCGCAACAACAACAACAAATGATCGGTACAGTGCAGTCTTGGATTGTTAAGCTTGATGAGTTTGTTAAGTATCTTAACTCACCTACAGGAGAATCTATTCAGAATACACTCAAGGATGCTATACCAGATACAATTCTTGATAAAATTCGTACAACTGAAACAAAGAAGATTGCTCGTTCAGCTATGGACCTTGCAGCTCTTTCACAAATTTTCCAAGGTTACCTAGCAACAGCAAGAGATCCGAAGTATAAAGGAGTATAATTTATAAATTAACGAAAAAAGCGAGCAGATTAGTTTCTGCTCGCTTTTTTTATCTCTGCAAGTTTCACCATACCCATTAATCCAGTGAAACTATTTTCAATAATGAATTCAGGTGTTATTTCATTAAGACTATACTTCATAACAATGTCATTGAAGTCTTTTAATTTTTTACCATATTTTGCAGGCCAAATAAAAACGGTTTCACCTTTATCGAGTAATTTTTCAGTTTTAACTAATGATGTATTATCAATCCACTGAGAGTCTAGTACCCAAATACGATTATAAAATTGAAAACGAGTAAGTTGTTGTTGTTGAGTCTCGGTAAATAGATGATCACCTTTTGAAATACCAGCAACAGCTAACCCATTTTTAGTAAACATTGCATTAATTGGACCTTCAAACAGAAATATATAGTTAAGATCGTCTTTTACATTATTAATGCCATAAAGAGACTTATCGCTCCCCATCTTAGACGTATATTTTGACTTAATATCACCATCACTTTGTATGACCGTACGAGATTGATAGAAAATAATATCTCCATGTTCGTTATAAAATGGGATAACCAATCTATTTTTATGCACCTTGTCTTTTAATGACACATACAAAGCTTTAGGTTTATTGATAGATTTATGAATTCGTCTTTCCTTGATAAGCTTGAGACATGCTCTAACAACCTCATTATCTTTATGAAAATTTACTTGAGTTTTATCAAATAGATTAATTGAATCAGTGGGTAATGTCGGTGCAACATATTCTTTCTTTATAACTACATCTTTGAAATCGTACACCTTTGAAGTATCGTACTTACTAGCTTCATCTAGAATTTGAGTATATGTAAGACCTGATATTTTTTCAATCCATTTAAGTGGTGGTGAACTCCAACCACAATTATGACAGAATATATTATTATTCTTCGGAATATAAAAACATCTGCGTTTCGAACCTAAAGATTTACCTTCACGACAAATAGGACACCCGCATTGATAAGTTTTATTGTATTTGTTGCGTTTAGGTTGATAACCATACGTATAAAATTTTTCAATGATGTATTCTTCAGGTAATATCATTTTAATAGTTTCACAATATAACTTTCATAGTCGTTACCAAAGCAAAAAATATCATACCATCTATCTTGCTTCTTCAAAATAGAATCTAATTTAAGTTCTTCACAATACAACTTAAATTGTTTGAAATCGTGATTTTGTGCAATATCTAATTGCTCTTTATACCATTCATGTTCATCTGCATGCATAGTATATTTGTCTAATCTAAAAAGACTATAATTTCTTTTAAACTCTTCGCTTTGTTCAGCTGTAGTTGTATATTCACCATCAAAATATTTTTTAATTTTCTTCTTACCCATACCAGTTACACCAGGTACGTTATCAGACTTATCACCCCTAAAACATTTTTCGACGAGATAATGCTCTTTTGTAACTTTCATTACTTCTAGAAAGTTGTCAGCAGTAATCTCGCACTTTTTGATAGGGTCATATACAGTAACGTTAGCATTAATGCATTGACATAGGTCTTTATCAACAGTAACTATAACTTTCTTACCAGGTAGCTCTTTGCAAAGGAAAGCCATGCAGTCGTCAGCTTCAAGACGTAACGGGAAGAAGTTTTTTACCCCGAGACAGCTTAGTAAATGCTTGATATGCTCGTTTTTAGAATGAACTTGAGCACTATATTCACGATCTCGATTACCTTTATAGTCAGCGAACATATCTTTACGTTCGTTTACACCATAATCCTTCTTTTCATCCCAGCAGCAGTAAATCTTATCAGGTTTAAACTTCTCTACATAGGTTTTAACAGAATTAAGCACCATATATACATGGAGATAAGAGTCTTCACCTTTAACTTGGTTGTTAGCTACCCAGAAGCAACGATGTACAAGGTTATTTCCGTCTATAATAAGGGTCTTCATAACCTTATTATAGACGTTTTCCTTATAAAATCAAGCTAAAAGAGCTTGAACAGGTTTACCTTTATCTGCAACCTTAAATGGTCTGCCTTCTGGTGAGATTACAATTTGATCTACTGGTAACCCTGCTGCAGCAGCAATAGTGGCATTGAAGTCAGATGGGCTAACAATATTTTCAACTGATTTCATACCCTTTTCATCAGATTTACCGTATGCTTGACCACCTTTAATACCAGCACCAATGAGTACACCAGAGAAAGCACCTGGATGGTGGTCTCTACCGTTATTAATGTTAATATTTGGTGTTCTACCAAAGTCTGTTGCAATCACAATAAGGGTTTTATCATAAAGACCAGATGCTTTAAGGTCTTCAATAAGAGCATTAACAGCTTGATCAAGGATCTTAAGTTTCCCTTCAAGAGATTCAAAGTTATTAACGTGAGTATCCCAACCACCATCAGTAACTTCAATAAACTTACAATTACCTTGTTCAATTAAACGTTTTGCTAAGCAAACACCTTGACCAAAACGATTATTACCGTATTTGTCTCTGGTTACTTGATCTACCTTAGAAAGATCGAAGACATCAAGCTCATTTGAATTAAGAAGACGAATTGTTTGGTCATAAAACTCAGCATATGACTTTTGAGCTGGGTTAACAATCTTATTAGCATCTTTTTCAAGCTTATCTAGGATTTCAATTCTCTTAGAAAACTCTGCTGCATTTTTAAGCTTAGTATTATCAAGACCTCTCATTGGATCTGCTATTGGAATAGGAGAATACTTCTTAGGCATCCAACCAGACCCAGGATGATCAGCACCACCACCAATTAAAACGTTTTGAGGTACAACTTTTGGTTTATTATCTTCTGTATAATGGCACATCCATGCTCCCATGTTAGGGTGAACGATTGTACCAATCTTCTTGAATGATGTTTTTTGTAAATACTGTGCTGCAGCGTGATCACCTGTTGTAACCATCATAGAACGAACAACAGCCATCTTATCACCATGTTTTGCCATGAGAGGAAGGTGTTCTGAAATCTGATAACCAGCATTTGTGTTAATTGGATTAAATGCACCCTTTACTTCTGCATGTGCTTTTGGATCAAATGTATCCAAATGGCTCATACCACCATTCATAAAGAGGTAAATGATATGTTCTGCTTTTTTACCTGCAGGAGCAGCTGCTACATGTGGTAGAACGGTTACACCTAAGCCTGCTGATGCAAGGTTAAGCACAAAATTACGTCTTGTTAAGTTATTCATGGCTTTTATTATTTATTGAATTTGAACTCCGAACTATTAACTAGTGCCCAGATGATGTCATCATCCTGAACCCCAACAAACTTACTTTTTTCATCAATCGTTGGTTTTCTAACCAATATAGACTTAAAAATAATATCAATTGTATCGGCTGGTGATTTACCTGTAATTGTTTTTGCAAGATTTGTATCTTTATTGATTGCAACTTCAGCTAATTGACCATTCATAAAAGAAATAACCTGTGTAACTGAACCTTCTTTTGAAGATGTATCAATTAACTCACGATCACCACGACCAAGTTGTTCAAGAATCGTATTAACTGGGTTGTTATCATTAACTTCTGAAGCTCTTACTAGAGGGTAGTTACGATACTTTGGGGCTGCTTCATATTTTGAACGGATAACCTTTTGATATTCTTCGTTTTTAGCTTTTAATTTATCAATTGTTAAATCTTCGATATTATATCTCATTATTTTAACATATTCATCTTGGAAAGTTAACTTAAATGTTTCAGGCTTAGCAATAGCGATAGACATAACTGAATCCCACAATTGTTCTGCTGTTAAACGTTGTTTGACTGGTCCAATGAACACAAATTTATCTGTATTAGTATACATGCCGTCATAGAGTTCTCTTTGAAACAATGTTGTATTGTAAAGAACATACAGGAATTGCTTAGTATCATAGTTAACATCTACCATAATTTTAGCAAGAGTATTCATAAGCTCACCATTAAGCTCTTTTTCATCATGAATATTATCATAGTTATCCATGATATGTTTACCAAACACCCATTTCCAGTAACGATTAGCAATGTTTTTAGTGAATGTTGGATGATTTGGGTTAACTAACCAGCTAATAACATCCTTTCTCATATCAACCTTATTGTTAATTTCAGTCTTACCAGAAAGGACTGCAGGTACAACAACATCGCCTGGTTTTGCATCTTTATAATTGTAATCATGAGGTAGTTTCAATACACGCTTTTCATCTACTTCAATATTAGATCTCATAGCATTAACAAAGTTGTTAATAGTATTGTTTAACCCACGATTCTTTATCGGATCAGCTTTAATTATAGCATCAATTTCTTCTCTCAAAGCTTTCTGACGAGCTGCTACAGCTGGATCTTTATCCCTACCACGACCTCTAAGTTCTATCTGGGTAAACATAGCAGCCATCTTATAAAACTGCATTTGGGTGAAGTCTTGGAAAGGATCATCATGGCATTGTGCACAACCAATATCGGTTCCCATGAATACTTTACCTGTACCAATAAGGTTATCTAATGGCATTCCTAAATCACGATAGAAGTATCCTGTTGCTGGGTTATCATAATATGAACCTGTTGATGTTAACAGATCTGTAACAAACTTTGAATAAGATTTGTTAGCTGTGATTGAGTCTTTAACATAATCAATGTAAGGACCACCAGAAAAATTGTTAGTGGTATTAATTCTATCACGTAATCTTAATGATTCAGCCCAGAAGTTAAACATATGTGATGTATAACCTGGATGGTTCATAAGAAACTGAATTAACCCTCTTCTCTTATTAGGGTCTGTTGCTTTATTAAACAAGTCATACTCTTCATAGGTTGGATTTCTACCAATTATTGTAAGATACGCTCGTCGTAAAAATTTATCATCGTCAATTTTACCAAGTGGTATAACATTAGCTGCTACGTATTGTTTTTGTAACACAGAATCAATATTACTACTGTATGTGTTAAGTTGATCTAAAGTTGCACCAAATGATAAAGTGCAAACACTCACTAGTATAGCTATAAGTTTTTTCATAGTAGTCTTTTATTATTTAATAACTTTATTTTTATTATAAAGATATTGTGATTTTAAAAGACTATAAATGTTGTTAGGTAACTTTTCAACTTCTTCGAGTATTTTATTTTCAACACCGAAGAAAAACCTATCTTTAGGTACTTCTCTGTTTATATTTTTAGGAATAGAGATGAAATAAAAATTTTTATCATCCTTTTCCATGTAAACGAACATTTCACCTACATAATGCCCATTCTGAACAGCATATGGTATGCTTTTTTTAGGTTCAGGCTCTCGTTTAAAAATCATCCCCACCATATTTGTCATTAAATTTACCCATTTGAATTGCGAAAAACTTCATTAGTAATGAATGTAATGCATCTGCATGTATGGGTGTATTACTTTTTGTTAAAGCTATAGGTACACCTTCACTATTATACCCTAATAACATAAAACAATCAAGAAATTCACTTATTGTACAAACAAGAGCATTATTAATATCTTCAACACCTTTGTTTTTCTTTACTTCTTTCAGTTTGTTAGAAAGAATTTCATTTATTAGATTTTTAATATCGATATTCGATTGCACCTTCTCAGTCTCATCTTGAGAAGGTGCTTTGGGAGTGATTTTTTTCCTTTTATATTTTTTAGGTTCATCACTCATAAACATATTTAATCCAGCTTATAAAACGGATTAGTTGTGTCGTTTTGTGATATACCTTTTTCAAGCAAATACTCTACAATAACTTCAATAGAGTGAGTTTTGATAAAGTAGTTACGAGGAAACCTCACACCACCGTCATCAATTTCAAACATAATTTCGTTAAGTTTTTCTTTATTTTGATAACATGTAATGAACACAGATGTAACACCTGGATCTACAAGAATAGTCCATTTACGTGGATCAGAAATACCGTATTTCTGGAATATTCTAAGAGTAATAATACCGCTATCTTTTAAACGCTTGATAAAATATCCGGACGTTTTAAGCTTATTTTTGTCTTGGTATGTTAGTATGTGGTCCATGTTATTGTGTAAGTGATGATAAAATATATCTTAATTTAAGCGGTCCTTGATCAATATCAAATATAAGTACACCATACTTGTTATTGATTGAAACGTTTACATTATCTGAATTAATAAGTTTAAAGTTATCAAAGTTAATAGGTATATTTTTAAGTTCATTACCAACTATATTTTTACCTACTTGCAATTGAAATGAATCTGTATTGTGTCTAGCTTTATCTGTAAGCTCACACTTTACCATACCATCTTCAAGATAAAAATAAATTTTATTAGTTTCGGTAGTAAAAGTAGAAGCTTTATTAATTTTACTAAAATCCTCTTTTACCAACTCAAAAGTAAAATCGGTATCAAAGGACATAATCTTTTCAGGTTTAACTGAAGGAGGTGCAATGAAATCATCTTCAAAAAGGTGATATTTAAATTTAATTTCTGGAGATTTATACTCCAGGTTATTTTGATTAACCTGGAGTTCAATTTCATCACTATTAATACAGTCTAAAACTCGATTAAGTTTTTTTAAGTCCGGTATACACAAGGATCTTTCGGATTCATTCGAATGGTTTAGAATCGCGTAAAGGATCAACGTGTTGTCCGTCGACGTTACTATCGACGATATTTTCTCCTTCTCCACTTTCACTATACACTGGTCGTTTATCTTCGCTAGAGACTCTAGAAACTTTTCGATTTGTTGCTTTTTTAACTTTAACTTCATATTGTGTAAATAATTCTACTAACTTACCAAGATTGCTTTCAATACCTTTTAATGTAGATACAAGATCTGAATTATCAACTAGTTGAACAGATCTAGATTCTTGTGGGTGTTGAATAACATGTGGTAGATTAACAGTATTTGGTGGTAGTTGAGGTGGTGGAGCAAATTGAGGTTGTGAGGGGGGAGGTGGCTGAGAATTTCTCAGCGCACTCTCAAACAACTGCTTAACTTGCTCACTTTGGGGTCTCAAATGAGCTGATTGACCAACTAAATTTTGATCAATTTTTTTAGCCTCACCATAAACGCTACCCATTAGATTGAGTAGCATTTTTTGTTGTTCAATTTCGTCTTGGTTCATAGATCTTTAAGAAGTTCATCGATATCTGCATCTTCAATACTAGAAGAATTAACTGATGGTTGCTTAACCTTATTGCTAAGTTCTGCAATTGCTTCATCTGCTTCAGGTAACGAAGTAGTAGTTTCACGATCTTCAGCAGTCTTACAATAAAAATGCTCATCAAGCATTTGCTTAAGCTCATCTTCAGTCTTAACACGGAATACATTTTCGAGGTCATGTGTAGACTCAAGAACTTCATCTTGCTTAGAGTCACTCAAACCTAGATCCTTACCAACAGAAGTAAATCGTGAAGAAGTATACACAGGATAGTCACCTTGCTTTTCAACCTTAATCTTGAAGTTAACACCATCTTTAGATAGATCAAAAACTCGCATACCAAACTCTTCAGCTTCATCACCACTAATAGCACTATTGATAATATTACCAAGCTGTTTACCATAACGAAGAATTTTTACTTTACCGTTATTTTCTGGCTTAGATGGATCATCAATTACATAAACATTAGTAAGCCATTGTTCAGCACGACGAATAGTTTTCATCTTTTCTTTTTCTTCTTCAGTACCAGTACGAAGAACTTTATATCTTTCTTCAGCAATAGGATCACGTTCACCGAATGTAGTGGGTGAAATAGCACTTACATACTTACCGGTAGCAAGAGAATTCCAACCATGCGTAAAATGATGAAAAAGAGACTGCTTTGGATTTTTTGTATTAGGTAGAAGCCTGACTGTATAGGTATTACCAGGTTTAAGTTGCATAATATCTTGCAAACTTCCTTGCTTATTATCTTGTGAAGTTAAAGCTTCTTTAATGGAATCGAACATTGACGTTAGGTTATATTTACTCATAGTATATCTTATTATAAATTAGGTTTTGGTGAATTCAACAGTTTTTTTTCAATTATTTTTAATCCTTCTCTAATTACTGTTTTGAGTCTTTGGGATGCAATAAATCTATTTCGGGTTTTGTAAAATAAATCATAAAAATCCTTACAATAAAAGTCTAGTAACTCTGGTTCTACACTCTTTATTTGTTTTTCTACATCTAACCCATGTAATATATAGAAATTAATTAAATGGGATTTAAGGTTAATTAAAAATAACGGTACAGGTGGTTGTGGTGCCTTGTACTGTGATAGAGTTATACTATTTTGTACACACTGATTGTAAATATTTTTAAGAGCATCTTTACAATCTTGAATAGTTAGCTCATTATCTGGGTCTTGAGTTTCTTTTTTTCTCATATATTGAGAATAAGCAATAATTGCCTTTCTCATATGATAAAAACTCAAATCGAAATATTCTTCTTTAGAATAAACTTCATATGGCGCCCAGAAAAAGTCATTACATGAAATTGTCTGGTTTGTATTAAAGAATGCACCAAGTTTTTTTAAACTGATATAAATCTCATCGGATATATCAGTAAAATTTTGTCTTAATCTGAATGGTTTGTTTTTAGCTTTTTTGGATGCAATTAAGAATGCATTATAAATTCTCTTTTCATCTTCTGTAATATCATTTTTTGAGAGAATTGATGTATTTTGTGACATATTTTGACTTTGTAATTGTATTATCGTAATCTATAAACATTTTAACTATTTCAAAGTCAGAATCAACGTCTAAAATTCTCTTTAATATGTTTTTTAATTTTATATCTTTAAGAATCAATAGAAATACGTTTTGAAAAGAAAGTTTTTTACCAACTAAAAGAGTACAAAATGTGCAAAAAGATAATAATGAATGCTCAGTTTCATCTTCAACCAAAAAGTGAGACGGGTTATAGTTTTTGTTTGTAATTAACATGGCTTGAAATGTTTGGTTAAACCTAAAAACTCTTTAGTGAATGGAAAAATATGGCCAGAGCCTTTATTAAACACCTTTTTATTGAAAGCATTAATGTTTACATCAGAAATTTCACTCTTATATACAACAACCTCCTTGTTTTTTGTGTTAACAACTAGTAAAACATCACAGTTAAACTTCTTTTGGCATAATTTAACAAATTCAGGTGTTACAACAGCTGTATCAAAAAAACTTACAAACATTTTACCGTTGAGTTTTAGTTGAAAAAACTGTGTTGTTTTGAATTTTTCTTTAAGGTAATCTATAAAGCTTTGGTTCACCTCATTATTTAGAGGTTACTCCAAATAATCAACTCGCAAACATACTCAATGAACTTAACATTTCACTTTCCATACCACCTGTTTGACCATCTGCTTCTGAAATAGTTAAAGTTGAGTAATCTATTTTCATTGACGTAGTGGTTCCACGAGCTCCGAATCGGTTTTTCATCATACCCATTTTAATAATCTCTAGTTCTCTATCTTCATCATTCTGGAAGATAGAAACAATAACATCTGCAGTAGCTGCAAGACCGATAGACTCACTAATAGTATTAAGATCAGGGTTAGAAACATCAAATCCTGAACGATTAAGCTGAGTTGCACTAATAACAGGGCAGCTAAAGATGTATGACATAGCACGAACCTGCTCAGTAACATGTTTAATACGTTCATAACTGTTATTACCCATTGGAGAATGTAGTAGATTCAAGTAATCTAACACAATAGCATCAATTTTAATACCTTTATCTTCAATTTTCTTAATGAAAGCTTGAATCTGCCTTGGAGTCATCGTTGCAGGAGGGAATTCTTTGATAAGAATCTTACCACCTGGCTTATTTTTCTTAATATCTTCAATGGCTGCTTTAAGAGATCCAGTTTCTAAATGAAGAGTCTTCATTGGAATCTTACTTACATTAGTACAAATACGTTTTGCATACAATATTTCAGGCATTTCCAACGTAATTAACAGTACAGTTTTATTCTGATCTGCTATATTAGCTGCAATATTGCCGAGAAAAATAGATTTACCAATATTAGTCTCACCTGCAAAGACATATAAAGCTCGACCATCTCTCATAAAGCCTCCACCAATATAATCATCCAACCAAGGCCATGTACTTGGAATAGTTTCCTGTACATCCTGGATTTGCTTGATTACATTATCAATATCTGCATACAAGTCTAATCCAACATCAGTCTGCAAAGATATATTACAGCTTTTTTCAAATTTATCAAGAATTTCAGAGGTATCAGCTTTGCTTTTTGAAACATCGGCAGCTACTTCAAGTAAAGTACTAAAAACAGCCTTTTCTTTCAAAAATTGCTCAGTATTTTCATACAACTCATCTTCGTTAAAGTTTTTATCAAGGCTTTGAAAGCTAGTAAGTACGTTTTTGAATGACGATCTACTTACTTCATCACCACAATACTGCTTTATTTCCGTTAAATTAGGTAATTCATTGCGAACATCATAAAATCCTTTGATAATCTCAAATATTTTTTTATTATCTCTGTTTTTAAAATAATCTGATTTGGTGTAATCAATAGTAGTTGCAAGATATCGTTTATCTGTACAGCATTTATACAAAAAGATATTCTCAAAAAAGTCCAAGTCTAATTTTAACATTACATTATAATAGTAGCTAGATATAGTATATCAAGATGGTAATTGTGGTATATTTTTTAAACAGTATTAAATAACCATATGAATAGACGTGAATTTATACGAGTTGGTGCTGCTGGTTCGATGTTATTGCCTGATTTTTTAAGAGCTCAATCACAAAACAAAGCAAAAGCAACATCAGTTGTACAGATTTATTTACCAGGTGGTATGAGTCATCAAGATTCATGGGATTACAAGCCAT